TCGGCGCTGTCGAGAATGTACGCTACATCACCTCGACCGTGTTTGAGGCTTGGGCTGACGGCGGCGGTGCGAAGGCTGGCAGCGGCGTAACCATGGTATCCACCACCGGCACTCTTGCCGATGTTTATCCCATCCTGTATCTCTCTCCTGATGCCTTTGGTGTCGTTCCGTTGAAGGGCAAGAATGCCATCACCCCGATCGTTCTTAACCCGAACGTCCCGCGTGGCGGTGACCCTCTGGCTCAGCGCGGGTCCGTAGGTTGGAAGACCTACTTCACTGGTGTTATTTTAAATCAGGCTTGGCTGTGCAGGGTCGAGTGCGCTGCCGTAGAGCTAGGCTAACCTAAGCTAAACGACCTGACTGCCGGGTAACTCCGGCAGTCGTCTTTCCTTTGGAGGAAAAATACCATGATGAATCAAAGTGCAAAATCCGGCAAGGTCACAGTGGTCGCCGGCGGTACTGCTGAGACCATCTCCGTAGGGTTTCGCCCGTCCTACGTTCGTGCATTCAGCGTCAACAACCTCGTTTCCTATGAGCATTTCTATGGCATGTCTGCCGGCACATCCTTGGATACTGCCAACCACGCCGATACCCAGATCTCCGTCAACGCTGCGGCATCCATCACACTGACTGCTACCGGTTTCACTCTCGGTACTGACATCTGTGACACCACCTCAGACGTCGTCTACTGGCTGGCCGTCCGCTAAAAACAGGCGAGGGTATTCCCTCTGCCATAAGGAGAACATATGAGCCGCGTATCTGAGTTAAAAGCAAGGCGAGTTATCGTCGAAACTCTGCAAGACCATGGCGGAGTAACCCTCAACGCTACCCTGGCCGAACTAAACGCTGCTGCTGACTTGTCGGCGCAGGTCACCATGGCTCCGGCTGCCGGGTTCCTCGGCACTGGGACTGTGTATAAAAGCTCGGTCACCAAAGAGGGTGACTTCATATTCACCCGTATTCTGATTGACCTTACCGGGACCAAATCGACCACGACTGATCGGGATGTCATCGGCAACACTGGCGCGGCACATATCGGCCAGATTACCGCAGCAGTTAATGGGTCCATTGTCGCTGCGTCCATGACTTGTCTGGAGCTTCCAGCTACAGGCGTTACTGACATCGACATGTATTCTTCCACCGTTGCAACCGGCGCGTATGATGCCGACGCCAACGCCTTAACCGGCGCTGCTGTCCTTCTCGCTTCTGGCGGTGCCTGGACAAATGGAGCTACTAAGGGGCTGACCACTGTTCCTGCAGCCAATGCGTACCTGTACCTCGCCAACGGCGCGGCCGGCACCCCCGGTACCTACGACGCTGGCAAGTTTCTGATCACCTTCATCGGCGTGTAAGTTTTGACCTGAGGGGAGGGTGCTGAGTCCCTCTCTTTCTTCAAGACGTACAACCACAAACCTTTTATCCTGGGGGGATAAAGACATGACCGACAATGACGACCTTGATCTTGGACTGGACGAACCGATAGAACTTATCGAAGTGCCTGAGGCGCAGCCGGTGCCAAAGAAGAAAGCGACAACGAAGAAGGCGGCTGTAGTAAAGGCTGAGGATGTATCCGAGCCTGACGTGGAGATCGTCGAACTCGATCCCGAGTATGACCGGGAGAACTGGCCAACTGTGCTGATCGATTTTGAACAAGGTAAGCCCAACTACGAGTTCGTCGCTGCCCATGGTACTTGTAAGAACGGAGACCCTTTCGGCTGGGATATGCAGATTCAGCGCGGGGTCAATGTCAAGGTTCCTCCGTCGATCGTCTACGCTCTGCGGGACGCTCGCGGCTCGCACTACACCCAGACGACTGACCCGTCTACCGGCAAGACCTCGATGCTCAGACAGGATCGATCAGCTATCCCATGGACCTTGGTGTCCGGAGGCAAGTATATCTGATGAATAGAACGGAGATGCTCACAGAGTTGCGGGAAGTGCTGGACGATGCTTCGACCTCGTTCACTAGCTGGAGTGACTCCCGCCTTCTTGCTTACCTGTCCGAAGGGCAGGATAAGTTCTGTGAAGACACAGGCTTCTTTCGTGACGCATCTTCGTACACTATCGTCCTTGTTGCCGGCACTGCCAGCTACTCCATCCCGGCCCGGGCCATCCAGTTGCTGGACATTTACGACGGCACCACGAAGTTGGGGAAGATCTACACCGGCAGCGAACTTGATGGCGTTATCCAGTCAGACCTCTCGACCGCTCAACCTGGGCGGCCGACTCAGTGGAAGACGGACCTCACCACTGGCTCTATCCTCCTGCGCCCTACACCGAGCACAGCCGAGGCCGGAGTCATTCTTTCCCTTAGGGTCTGGCGATACAGTCTGTACGACCTCGCTGGTGTGGCCCTCCTCGGTGCGCCAGCTACTCCTGAGATCCCAACCAGGGTGCAACGAGCCTGTGTCGAGTGGGCGGCCTACAAGGCGTTCAGCCACCACGATGCTGAGACCCAAGACCCGATCAAAGCTCGGGATCACAAAGAGAATTATAAAGAGTATGTCGCAGACGGGCGCCGCATGTTCGACCGGATGCACAACATAGAGACACGCCTCGTACCTAACCCTACCTACGTTGCCTAGGAGACTCAGCAATGGGACTAAAGCAGGGACTCCCTTATCTCGCAAAGGTGGCAGGGCTCAACACTGTCCTCGACCCGGAGCGGATGCAGCAGGGCGGCCGGACCAATGGGTATGCGGTCGAGCTTGCGCAGGCTGTCAATATCTCGATCGATGAACGCGGTCTTGCCTCTCTCAGACAGGGCGACTCCCTGGTCAATGCCGGATCGTACCACTCAGCCTTCTGTAAAGGTGGAGACTGTTTCGTTGTTGAGGAACGGCCGGATGATGCGGCCATTATGCAGGTTGTCTCTGTGGACCCACTCACGCTCATCGGCGTTCGCAGCTCACTGACCAAAGGGCTTAGGATGTGCTGGGACCAGTCTGGTCTGGACGTCTTCTATTCCAACGGAGTGCAGAACGGATACATCCGTGCTGGTGTCTCTGCTGCGTGGCCGACGAATACCTACCAAGGTCCGACTGCAGACATGCAGTTCGCTACCTCAGTCCCCAAGGCCAATCACATCGCCTTCCGCCCTGGTGGGCAGGTGCTCATCGCCGTTGGCAACGCCGTCCTCGCCAATCACGCTCCCTTCCAATATGGCCTCTTCAACACTCGCTCGGCGGCCATCGCCGCGTTCGCTACGGACGTCACCCTGCTGGCCTCTGTCAAAGAGGGCTTCTATGTCTCCGATGGCAGCAAGACATGGTTCTTTCGCCAGATGCAAGGGTGGTATGTTTATAAGCAAGAGCTTGTTGAGGCTGCGCCGGCACTGCTTGGCTCGCTCGCACACGACAGCGTTGTCCTGAGAGAAGTCGGCATTGAGATGGATGGAGCAGGGCGCATCTGGGCCAGCGCTCTTGGCGTCTGCCTGGGCACCGATAACGGCACCTTCATCAACCTGACACGAGAAAAGATACGTTATCCAGCAGGGTACACCGCAGGTGCTTGCCTTGTCAAAGACTACTCGGTGATTCACACCGCATCATAAACGAGGAACGACTATGGCTGAAAAATTCTCTACTGGATATGTCAACGCACAGGCTACAGCAACAGCTACCGCCTTAGCCAACTGTGTCATCGGCATTTATGGAGGCACCCAGCCTGCAGATGCAAACGACTCCGAAGCAGGGGCACCGCTTCTTGCACTCATCACACTGGCAGGCGGAGACTTCACTGGCGGAGTCAGCACAAATGGGCTCAACTTTGAAGGGCCGGCGGATGGCGTGTTAAGTAAGCCCTCAGCAGCTAGTTGGCAGGGAGATGGACTCGCAGCGGCCGGTACTGGCACCACAGCTACATGGTTCAGGGTTTACCCTAACGCGTACACCACCGGGTCGAGTACCTCTGCGGTGCGCTACGACGGTGCCATCTCGACCGCCTCAACGGCAGAGTTGCAGATGACTAACACCACTGCCGTGGAAGATGTTCCATTTATTATCGCGTCCCCGTTCACTCTGACTGTGCCTAGAGCCGCCTAATGTCTGAGCAGGTTCAACCCTTAGGGAGATGCAGCGGGACGGCAAGTTGTCCAGGTGTCGCCTTCGGTGGAGTGACTCAGGAGGTCAATCAATCTTCTGGAGTAGTAGACTACCCTGTCGTTGTCTTTAGTCGTGTCCGCCAGAGGTTGAACCGAGTACGCGGCCGAGCATACACCGGTGATTTCGTCTCAGTCAGTCAAGTAGTGCAGCGGCTGAATCAGGTAAGAGGTGCGGCCAGCACTGCGAACTATGGCACTGGGGGAGTCGTTCAACTATTAAGCAGGGCGGCAGGATTGGCCTCTTCGCCTATCGTAAGGCTGGCCTCTGGGGGAGTAGCTCAGCCCATAAATAAGGTATCCGGGAAAGCGCACGTCAGCCCAACCGGAGAGGGGGGAGTCGTCCAGCCTCTGGGTCGATGTTCCGGGATTGCTACGTTCGCTCCAGTAGGGTATGGTGGAGTCATGCAACGACTCAATAAACAGACCGGCCGGACGGCGACCGCACAAGAACTCAGCACCCTGGAGTTCACTGATTACACCCTCACCGATCCCTCAGTCGACACAGCAAGCCCTACCGCCCTTTCTTACTCCAGAGGTGACTGACCATGTCCATCCATTCTTTTGACGGCGATGCAATCTCAGGGTCTGTTGATGTTGATAGCCCCTATGCACCAGTCACTCTTGTCACCGATCGATTCAACCAGACACTCGCCCAGGCCCAGGAAGTTCTCGACCTGCTCATCGGGGCAGAGGGAGATGGCGGCCTCATTGGTGAGATGGACGATGCACTCCTCCCGGCGCCTGTTGTTACCATCACACCAGTCGCTGTTGACACCTCCCTGGTGCTGGAGAACTCAGGCCAGAGTGTGCCGGTCTTCGACTCGAACGCCCTGGTGTCTATCCCCAACGAGACCTATGATGTCCCCATCATGGAGGCGCTGCCTACCATCGACACTGGGGTTCCGGCGATCACCTCGCCTGACGACCTCACTCTCTCCATGGCCTGGGCCGAGGCTACGCTGCCGGCTGATGTATTCATCGCACTACGGACGCAGATCCTTGCTGACCTTGTCGACGGCTCTACCGGCATCACCGCTGAGGTCGAGGCGGCTATTTACACCCGGGCTCGCAACCGGCAGCAAGCTGACCGGCTGGCTGGGTACAACCGCATCAACGACACTGCAGCCCAACTGCAGCATGAACTCCCAGACGGTGTCCTTGTCTCAGCCCTGGCCGACTTCGAGATCGGAGCCAATCGCCAAGACGCAGAGATCGAAGCAGCGATCATCGAGGGCCAAGCCAAGCTGGCCCAAGAGAACAGGAAGTCTGCCATGCAACAGGCCGGCGCCCTTGAGCAGTTGATCAGACAGACCCGCACCGATGAGTCAGGACGGGCTCTCGAGTCTGCGAAGTCGTTTGCGCAGCTTGCCATTCAGGACTATTCCGCCCGGGTGCAGAAGTTCACCGCTGAGTGGGAGGGCCATCGCATTAAGATCCAGGCCCAGGGCGAAGCCCTCCGTGGCGTCATCGAGTCCAACAAAGGCAAAGTGGACATTTACACTGCCCAATACGACGCCCTCAAGAGCCGCATTGACGGAGCCACCTCATTCAACAAAGGTCTCACCGATGTCTTCGAGGCTGAGGTCCAAGGGTTCAGTGAAGTCGAACGTGCTGTCGCCTCTCGCAACGAGTCGGCCATCAAGCTGATTGAAGCAAACATCTCCGCAGCCGACCTTGACTTGAGAGCTCAACTTGGAGAGGCCCAGGCAGTCATCTCCGGATACACATCAGAGCAAAGCATCCAGGAGCGGGTCTCTTCAGACCGGGTCACCGCCGCCTCACATGTCGCAGCTGCACTCCTTTCCGCCGTCAGTGCCAGTGCCAACCTTGGGTACAGCGGCCAAGAGTCCTCTTCTAAGGGGTACCACATCCAGATCCAGGGCAGTGAGAACCACAGCTACCAAGAGGTATGAAAGACATACCGGTCAGATATAATTTTCACGGTGATAGGGATGAAGGTGAAGCACTGCGAGGGCAGGCTCGTCGAGTCCTTTTCATCCTGGAGAATATCATGGCCACCGGCAAGCTGGACCAGCACCTGATTAAGTTCATCCCTTATGACGGCGCCCTGATAATCGCTCGTAAGTTCTTCGGTACCCGGGTGGTTGACATCTACGCCGGCGTCGGTGCTCAACTGCCAGAGGTCAAGCAACGGATCTGCATCTGCAACTGCAACCTCTCCTTCGGGTGGATCATGGAACTGCAGGAAGAGACCATCGGAGGGGCTCCGCTCTACACTGTCATGGCCTGCAACGTCGAGGGGACTGCCTACGTCCCATACTACGACGTCCTCGCCTCTGACTTCATCGCCTACGAACCAGGGCAGAAGGTCTTACTCACTCCTTATTACTCCATGTCGTTCCTCTGCTGCACCGACAAGTCCGGCGGGGCCGAGAAGGTCCGGGGCTGCTCACCGCTGCTCCTGCCTGAAGAGATAACCAAAGAAGATGATACCTGGAGGACGACCTACCGGGTCCTCCCTTGGTGCGCACTGACCGTCCCGACTGACATTCTCCCAGAGGAGTGGAATACTCGTGGCTGATTGTGGAGACTTCCCTTATCAGGCTATTGAACTGCGCGGTCTCTTCGATCTGAAGGATGCGCAAATCATTCGGGCTGAGATTGTCACCATTGACCGGCTGGCCAACACCGCCGAGGTAACTTTGCTCGACGAGTGCGACTTCGACGACTGGCTCGACCTTGAGGCAGTGCCTTTCTTCTACCATTGTGAGAACTCCACCGGAACAGTGGAAGACCTCGCTCTCGGGCACATGGCGTTCGTCGACGAGGATATGGTCTACCTGTTGCTCAACAAGGCCAACGGAGAAACCCCGGCCCAGGCATTCATTATTGGGCACGTCGACATCAAAGGAACAAAGAAGTGCCTCGATCCTGAGTATCTCGTGGTAACGCTGGCGCTCACCTATAAAGGCACTCCCCATAGTTACGTTACTATCTATGACGCATCGACTGGGATGAAGATGGACTTGGCGAGTTTCGAGAATCTCACAGGCAGCCCAGCCAAGCCAGCGAGTTTCCCGGCGGCTACATCCAGTGTATCCTCCTGGCTGGCCTACAACCGTGAGGCCCCCATCCCGACCTACACTTTGTCAGGGACTATCTCTGCAGTATCGAGAACAACATGGTTTGACTGGTGGGGCAGTCTCGTTGATGATGACGATATTACCGGATACACTGGGCAGACGTACAGTCTGTGTACAACTTTCAGCACTGGGAATGGAACAGATATTTATAATCAGAGCCAATCTTACATTGGGAATAACTCATCTAGTAATCCGGTCAATTACTTGGCGGAGTATAAGAATGAGGGCGTAGGGGTCACCAAGTATGAATTGGGAGATACTTACTGCAGAGCGTACTGGAGCACTCACTCCGTGGGAGTCAGTCTGAGCCATCAAGATGACAAGATTCAAGTTGGTTCCATAGTCAGTCTCGGTACTCATGCGCTGATGTATACCGTAGATCGTTTCTTCGAGCGCGAGGCTACGGTAACAAACTCAGGAGATACAACGGAGATTGACTCATCTACTTATGCGTACACCTGTTCTTTCGCCGTACAGGACCACATAAGCTGCAGCACGTTGTCAGGGTTTAATATCGCCCTCAATCTGACGTGGTCTAGCTCAGTGACTGGCACGCTAGGACTTCCTCCCGCCTGGGACACTACGCTTAGAGAGGTGACCAGAACCACTGACTATAGTTCCACTCAAGATCTGAATGCTCTTCCTGACTACAACGTAGATACTGTGACTAACGGAGAGTTTTATCGTCTTTGCCCTTGGCTTACCACCATGAGCAGTGCCGCGAATTGCTTCAAGACAGGATATTATTATGTGTATGGGCTTATAGGGGCGATCAGTATCGAGCAGTGGGTGAGCAGCGCGGAACACTCGGTGACGAGGTACAAAGGGTATGGGGCCTACCCTGAAGTATGGCCGGCGTATGTCGAGGGCCAGCCCAACATTGCTGGTGGGGGGGTCTACATAAAGATAATCCCTCGATCGAGCGCTGTGGTCGCAGACATACTGAAAGACGTTGCTCCGGTAGACCCTGAGGTGTATATCCACATGTACGACTGCATTCAGGAGTCGGATACAGTCAGGGCCGCAGGACTAAATAACACGATAGACGAACTCATAACATTTATGGTTACTGCCTGTAATCCTACTACAATCACAGATTCGCAGACACTCATCACTGCCATCAGACAAGGACCATCAGCAGTTGTCCGCAGAAAGAAAGAGGAATAAAACATGCTCCAGGTCAACTTGAAGAACCGGGCCGCGGCCCAGACGACACAGGCCTACAACTCGATGTGCAAGTTCGGGGAACATTATCTCGGCACAACGACCGCCGGGCTTTTCCGGATTTCCGGAACAACGGACAACGGTGCTGAGATCCCAGCCGTGATGCGGTCAGGCATGTTCGACCTGGGAACGGAGCGCAACAAGCGCGTTGCCTACTTCTACCTCGGCCTGGAGACCAGTGGTGACATGGAGTTCGACCTGCTCTGCGACGGCGAGTATATGCTGACGATCGACGTGCCCTATCCAGGTGATGGCAAGCGAGAGGTGATGATCAAAGTCCCTCGAGGACTGTCGGCTCGCTACTGGGCCTTTGAGATGCGCAATGTAGATGGTTCATTCTTCGCACTTTATTCTGTGAAAGTTCTGCCGGTTGTGCTACAGTCTGCGAAATAAGAATTGAGGAGGTAGTGCCATGGCTGGAGTAATCTACAGAGACAAAGATGGAAACCCAATAGTTGGAGGGCTCTCTCGTGGGGCTACTAACTCAGATGCGTCTATCGTCGGAGGACTCTCTCCTCGAGGGACTCGTGCCTTTGGGGCTGACCCTTCTGCAGTACGATCTGCTGCGCCTGAATCTCCAAGAGCCTTTGGTGCTGCAGCACCTATGGCATCTCAGGCTTATCAGGACGCCGCCTTTGAACCCTCAGCCTACAGTACTCAATCCCCCGCCCTAGGTCCGCAGCCTGCGGCTAAGTTTGAGAGAGGCTCCGCTGGAGAGCTTATCTCCGATAAGGGAATTACTCAGACATTGCCCGGAGGGCTACGACGCACCGCCAATAGCTCTGGGACGGTCTATGAGCAGGATGATGGGTCTATGAAAGCTACCGTTCGATCAGGGACACCTCGCACTGCTGAAGAGGAACGCTTCTGGGCACCGGTCTCTGGCGGCGGTAGCGGTATGCGCTTCACTGGCAACATGATCCAAGCTCGAAGCACCAGTGATTTTCTCCCCAAAGATGTCCGCCCGACAGCCGCACCCATAGACTTCGCCAACATGAGCCGCGCCGATCGCCGCTTCGCCCTGCGCAATGCTGTGCTCGGCCAGGGGCAGGACAAGACCAATACTGCCTATGACCTTGGGCTGAAGAAAATAGCTTCTGATGATATGCGCACTGTAGCGACTCAGGAAGCTCAGATGGCCGACGCTGCCAGCCTTGGTGGACTTCGCCAGTCGCAAGCTCGGGCCGCAGACACGGCGACCGTTGCCGGTCAGCAGATCGTCGACGCGCAGAACAAACTCGTCGGGCTCACCCCCGGCACCAAGGAGTACGACGCCGCCTCGCAGCAGCTGCTCATCCTCTCCGGCAAGGCCGGGGACACGATGAAGCGCAATCAGATTATAAATCTGAAAGAGACTGACCCTCTCAATCCAGCGGTGCAGAATGAAGTACCGTATGAGGTAACTCCTGAAGGAGTTCGACGCTTACCGATGGTCGGCCCAGAGGCGGAGATGGCTGCCGCCAAAGCGGAGTTCAACAAAGGCATTGCCAACAACGCCGACAAGGGGAAGTCATTTCTTGCCCGTCCACCAGCAGATCAAGAAGCCGCGTTCCAAGCATTCTTAAAGACCAGAAAGAAGTAAGGGAGCCCACATGGCTGGATTCGATTTTGACAATGCGGCGAACATCAAAGCTACCGTCAAGCCGTTCGACTTCGACACTGCCGGGCTGCGCGGTGGGAGTTTCATCCAGAACGCAGGCAACCTTATTAAGAGTGGGGCCGAGTCCACCCTGGCTGCCTCTCGTGTGGCTGGAGATGTGGCGACTGGTAAGTTCGACGCGAATACGCCGGCAGTCATTGCTGGTGGTCTGAGAGCACAGCAAGATAAGTACACCCCTCCTGAACTGCAGAGCCTCCAGGATTCTCTCGTCGCTCCCGCCAAGGAGTGGGAAGATTCTAAGGGATTTCTCGAAGGAGCGTCTGCTGCTGGAAGTATGGCCCTCGCAGTTGGTAAGCAGGCAGTGACCAATCCCAAAGGTCTGGCATACCTGACCGCTGAGCAACTGGCCAACGTCGCCCCCGGCATGGCCGGCATGGTGGCCGGTGCTAAAGCTGGCGGCGCAGTCGGCGCAGCAGTCCCCCTCCCTGGTGCTACCGCAGTCGGTGCGGCCGTAGGCGGCCTTGCTGGCGGTTTCGCCGGCCAGTGGGGCATCGAGGCAGGGTCAGAGTTTCAAGGGATGGTTGCCAAAGAACTCTCCGCTCGAGGGCTTGAGCCCACCGAGGAGAATGTCGCCACACTCTTGGCCGACAAGAACTTCACTGATACAGCAGTCACCAACGCAAGGAACAAAGCAACCGTTACCTCTGGGGTCTCCTCTGTCCTCGGCCTCGCCAGTGGTCGTGTGGCCACAGCACCTATCCGGGAGGCGACAGCCAAGGCTGCAGCTACCTTAGGGGCAGAAGCAACTGAGTCAGCAGTGGCGAAAGAAGCTGCGTCGATCCTCGCTGGTCGTACCTTACGCCAGAAGCTCACCCCTTGGGCCAAGGCGGCAGGCATCCAGATGGTTGAGGAGCCGGGCAGTGAGGCTGCAGGACAATATGCTGGGTATGGCAAGGTTGACTTGGCTGAGGTAGGACTTGAGGCTCTTGGTGGTATTGGCAGTATGGCGGCCGAAGTTCCTGCATCCGTTGCTTCCTATGGGACTAAGCTGGGCAAGACGACCACTGAGGAAGTGCAGACTCGATCTCTTGAGTCCATGGTTGGCTCTCCGACCTCTGTGGTTGGTGACAACGCCTACATCGCCACCGGCAATGGCGAGTTCGTTATTGCGCCAATCGACAAGCTCACTGAGCAC